TAAAGTATACACATCACTGTAATGAAGTACCCTTTTCCCCCTAGGTTAGTGGGTTAGTTCACGCAAAGCACTTCAGTGTAGTAAAGTACTTCAGTGTAGTAAAGCACTTCAGGACAGAAAAGCGCTGTTGTATTCTTTACGGCGTTCATGGTTTGTTCATATTTATTTGCTATAATATAAGTGGGGAAACCCAGACCGAAACAAACTGACAGACAGAAATTACAATCGAAGGGGCGTGATAAATTATGAAACAGTATAAACTATCGCATCTGAGCTATGATTTTTTATCACAGAACAAGACGCTCATACCTACGCCGCCCGGTATACCTTCCAACAAGAGGTTTGGAGAGACGGGCGGCGGTACATCATTGCAAAGCGTAAGGTTTTCGGAAAGATTATTGGAGAGACTGTAAGGGTGATTATACGGGATGATTAAATACTTGAAAATCAATAACTTTGAATCGGTGGAAAACTTTCTGCTCTCGCATCCAGACGATGAATACAAAACGGCCCGGTTTGTCTACTATCTGAAGATAGTAGGTGACTGTGCGGGCATCTTCAGAAGAAATCGTCAGTTGCTACCATGAAGGGGAGTTTTGAAATGTATAAAGGGAACATTACAATTGGAATGCTAGGAAAAATGTATGGTCTGTCAGATATCTACACACAGTTTTGTGTTAAGAGCCGGAAGGACGGCACAACAAGTTTTGCGGCGGCTGGTACATTTCGGTATATTGTTGGGACTTATCCAAATTGGCCGCTTGTACGTTGGAGTTACGCGGTAGAGGATGGAGAAGCGTTTATTGAGTTGATTGGAAGGGGTTAAAGAATATGAGAACACTGCATCTGTACGAGTTTGAGTGGATGGACAAGAGCAAGGTAATTCCGGAAAACGTCCTTGCAATGGGTAGCAACGCGGTGGGCATTCGCAAGTTAGCTTGTTCCCGCCGGGCAACAAGCAATGCGGATATCACGCATCTGTATAACTACCTGTATAGAAACGGCAATTGTCCGTATATGACGGAACTGCCCAACGGTGATATCAGAATCCAGTACTTCAAGAAGGGGTGATAACATGGCAAGGAAAGAGAAGAACAAGCCCACGCTGGTAAAGCCTGATAAACTGCCAGCGGGCGCAACTGCCAGAAGCGAGCAGAAGCCGCCAGCGGGCAAGAAACCCTCTCGCAAAAAGGCGGCGCGGGCCAGAAAGTCCGCAAAGCTGAAGGAGAAGAAAGAAACCAAAAAGCGGAAACAGGGCGGCAAAGGTCGCCCTTTTCGTGCAAAGCCTTGGGAAGATTACGCGGGCGGGAGCAAGCCCACAAAAGCCTACACCACGGAAGAGCTGAGAGATATTACCAGACGTGCGGCAAAGGCGGCAAATAGCCGCCTGCGGGCCTTGGAAAAGGCCGGTTTAACAAAGTGGTCATATAATATGGCCGCACGTCTGACTGGCAAGGAAAAGCCCAGATTTGCGGAGAGTAAGGCGGCAATAGGGAAGCTGAACCGCCAGCAGTTGGAAAGTTTGTTTTACAATCTGCGGGAGTACATGACCGCCCGAACGTCCACAGTTCAGGGTATGAGGGCGCAAGAAGCAAAGTATCTGAAGGCCGCGCAAGATATGGGTTTCACTGGTACATCGGATGATTTGAGCGCCCTGTTTGAGAAGTACATGACAAAAGAGCTGGAAAACCTTTTGGGGTCTGATATCATCCGAAGTGAAATCATGTCGGGTCGTGCTTCTCAGGGGTCGCTTGACTATTTGCGGGAGCAGACAGACAAGCGGGCAGAGCTGGGGCGCATGATAGAAGAGGACAAGAGACAGGGCGCGTTACTACTGGAAAGTTTACGAAAGTACGGGGTTTAACATGCGTTACAGTCAGGGCATCGAAATTGCAGAAAGTAAAGCGGAGTTTCTGCCAATGCTGAAGCGTCCGAAGGTCGTCCGAAAGATCGACAAAAGGGCCAAACGTGGCGAACGGCGCAAGGGTGATATCAAATACTATGATGTTACTTGCGCGTTTGATATTGAAACCACCAACAGCGACAGTGACGGCTTTGCATACTCATTTCAGATGTGCATAGGCGGCGCGGTGGTGGTTCCGCGATACTTTGAGGACTGGGTGGACATTCTGGAAACTCTGGTTGATAAGTGGGGAATTACGACAAAGAAGCGGCTGGTGGTGTATGTCCATAATCTGGGATATGAATACACCTACCTTATTCAAATGTTATGCAACCGCTGGGGCGATTGCAAAGCATTGTACACCAAAAGCCGGAAACCCCTGTATCTTCAGTTTGACAACGGTATTGAATTTCGCGATAGTCTGAAGCTCTTCCAAAAGAGCCTTGCCCGGGCGACGGAAGGTTGTAAGCACGAAAAACTTAAAGGGGATCTCGATTATACCGTTTACCGCACTCCCGACACGCCGCTGTCAGATACCGAATTTGCATATTGTGTAAACGATGTTATGGGCCTGTGGGAAGCCATTGAACGCCTGAAATCAGAGCACAGTTACAACGCGGCATCCATCCCCATGACAAATACAGCTATGGTTGTTCAGGAAGTGAACAGCAGAATCTCCCATGATATGAAGTGCCGAAACGCAATGGCCCGCTTGCACCTGAGCAAGAATCAAACGCGGCTTGCATATCTTGCAATGGCGGGCGGTGATACCCACGGCACGCGGTGGCGGGCCGGGTATACCTATACCAATTGCAACTCCTATGATTTCAAGAGCGCACACCCATCTCAACAACTTCTCTGGAAATTCCCTTCAGGCAAGCCGTTCAATCTCCCGGACGAAACCCCGAAAGAGGATATGGAACGCCTGATACGGGCCGGTTTTGGTTGGGTCGCAAAAATCCTTCTGATTGACTTCAGTATCCGGCCCGACTGCCCAGACCCCTGTATCTCGGTCAGTAAGTGCGCAACCATTGACGGAGAAATCGGGGTTGATAATGGGCGTTTGTTGGGCGCACACGGTGCTTTTATTTACTGCGATTCAAACGACTGGCAACGCATCAGAGAAGGATACACTTTTAAGAATATGGTAGCAATGGAAAGTTTTGCATTCCAGCTGGATTATCTGCCGGACAGTTTCCGCGAAACGATCTTTGAAAAGTTCAAAATCAAAGAAACTATGAAGGGTTCCCCAGAATATGCCTTTTCCAAAATCTGTGTGAATACGATCTACGGGGCCACGGCCCAGAAGCAAGTAAGGGATGAATATGACGCGAAAATAGACGACGCAATCGAATTTACTTGCACCCACTGGGAAAAGACGCTCGAAGAGATGGACGAAAAACAGGTTGATAAGAAACAGGATGAAAAGTTCCCGTTTCTCTGGGGCCTGTGGACAGCCAGCCTGACGCGGTTCTATCTGTGGCAAATCCTGAAAATCGTCGGTTGGGAAAAGGTGATCTATTGGGATACCGATAGCTGTAAGTATCAGGGGCCGAAGTGCCCGGGCGTTGACGCATACAACGCAAGAGTTAAAGTCCAGTGCGAACAGCGCGGCGTGGTCGTCACAAAGCCAAACGGCAAGAACGTCTATATTGGAGTAGCTGAGGACGAACACCCACAGACCGATTTTGGTTACGCTGAGTTTCGTTTTCTTCATGCAAAGTGCTATGCGGCCCGGACTTGCGACGGCGTGCTAGAGAGTACAATTGCCGGAGTAGGCAAGAAAGAAGGACAGGACGCGCTCAAAGATAATATTGATAATTTGAATGATTTCCTTGTGATCGAAAACGCGGGCGGTCAGATGTTGACATACCATGACAGCCCGATAAAGGTACGAAACGATTTTGAAAAGCCTACGATCTCCGCCAGCTGGGTTGTTATGACCCCGCGCCGGTATGAAGTGGGCGGCATCAATGATTTTGCTGAGGAACGCTTGGGATAAATGTTCCACATGGAACAAAAGAAAAGCCCCCCGCTCTTGTTTGTAGCGGGGGGCTTTTTGTTGTGTTACGGGGCGGGTTCGTATTCGGGTTCAGATGCACAGATATACCATGACACTCCCACCCTAGGGGGTGGTTCCGTCCTCGGTATGGGTAACGGTGGCCGGTTACTTAGAAACCGTTACTTTAATACTGGTTGCATAAGCCGCACTTGTATAGTCTCCAAATACAACGGAGCCAATGGACGGAATGCCGTTACTCAATGACGTACAGTCAATAGTAATGAAATCACCATAGTTTGTGATAGTAGGCGTAAAGGACGAAGCCAAAATTTCGCCATTAATGAAAAAGTGTAGAACATTTCCAACAGTACCACCCCAAACGGTATAAGAAAGAATATATCCTTTTTGTTCAATGTGCCGGAGATATGCGGGCTTAGGTACGGTAATAGTACACATATTATTACCGGTGGCTGAACAGAATCCATACAACGGGATGAAGAAAGAAGCGGGTTCCAGCTTGTTCACTCTCGTATCAAGCGCGGTGTCTGCGTTTTTGCGGTCGGTTATTTCATTGGAAAGGTCAGCGGCGACGCGATCTAGAACTGTGGTGATATCTTCACCGCCGGAAACATAATGGGTTAAGTCCCAGTCACCGACTACGGTCGCAATAGAGGAAGTGGGATTATTAAGCGTCCACGTTCCAATTGCGTTGGCGTTATAGTCAGCTCTCGTTCTCGCCGTGCTATCCACTCCCACAGGGTTAAGCTCCACAATAGAGCCGTCATCCTGCTTGTATTTCAGAGTGCCGTTAATAGTTGCCATTTTAACAACTCCTTTCATAAAATCAGCGCCGCCGCTGGAAGAACACTGCGGCGCTGTTATCACGTTAAAGCGTCAAAACCTGTGAAAAATCAGGTAGCGGAAGTGTCAAACCACCAATCACGGGCTCTGAGGGCTTCGGGTTCGGTGTCGGAGACGTAAAGCTGGGGCGGGTTGTGAGCGCCGCTTTCCAGAGTCTTCACACGGGTGTCAAGGGCGGTATCAGCGGCCTCACGGTCGGAAACTTCCTTGGTGATGGCCGCGGTATTCGCGGCGATGTCCTTCTTGGCCTGAGTTACGTCTTCGGTCAGCTTGGTGATATTGGTGTCAGCGGAACCCTGATTCGCTTCAAGGTCGTCAAGGCGGGTACCGTGGTCGGCGATGTCGTGAGTATTCTGGGTGATGTTGGCGTCTGCGGCATCGACGCGGCCAGTCAGAGCGGTGACGCTGGCGGCGGTGGCCGCGCCCTCGACGTTTGCAACCTTAGTCTTCGGGTAAAGAACGGCAATGTCGCCGTTGTCCTGCTTGTACTTCAGAAAACCGTCGTAGTTATTGATAGCCATAGTATTTGCTCCTTTCAATGTTAGGAAATGTCAAACCACAAATCTTTGCCGATGAAGGTTTCAGGTTCAGTGGCGGAAACATAGATGGTGGACTTCTTTTCAGCAGTTTCTTTGACGTGCTGAATTGCGTCATAATTGCGGTCAATGGCGTTGTCCTGCTCAACGTTCTTTTGCTTGATGGCGTTGATGCTGTCGGTAGCTTCAACAGATGCGCCTTCAAGCGTAGTAATACGCTTTTCATGGTCTGCCAGCTCGGTGGCGTGGTTTGCCAGCTCTGCGGCGTTCTGGGCAATGAGCTGTCCATTCGCCAGCTCTGCGGCCTTGGCGCGGTCGATCTCAGCGGTCAGGGCGGCGTTGGTGTTGTCGGTCTTGGTGTCCAGCCCATCCAGACGGCCCTCTGCATCGGTGGCACGCTTTTCCAGCTTGTCAAGCCGTCCGTCCTGCTGAACGTCCTTCTCCTGAATGTGGGCGATTGCATCCCGGTTGGATTCAATCTTTGCCTCGTCCTCGGTAAGGTCAGACCGGAGACCATCGGTGACACTGGTAAGACGCTCAATGGCCTCATGGTTTGCCGTGATTTCCTCATGCTGGGCGGTCAGACGGCCCTCATGGTCGGCCAGCTTTGCGGCGTGGTCGGCCAGCTCGTGGGCGTTCTTGGCAATGTTCGCGGCATTGTCCTGAATGTTTTTGGTATTCTTGGCAATGTCGGCAGTGTTCTGGGCGATGCTGGCATCGTGGCTCTTGAGCTTGGTATCGATACCGTTCAGCCGGGAATCATGCTCCACGTCCTTTGCCTGAAGGGCGGCAATGTCGCCGTCATTGCTGGTGATTTGCCTCTGCAAATCCTCGTCCTTGGCGTGCAGGTCGGCAATCTCGGTGGTGTGCTGGGCGGTGGTGGCCTGCAATCCGTCGATTTCGGTCTCGGCAGTCGCCACGCGCTCGGCCAGAGCGTCAACACGGGCCTTATCCTCGGCAACCGTGTTTTTCATCTCCGCGTTGTCCTTGGTGAACTGGTCGATTTTCTCCCTGAATTCCGCGTTGTCAGACGCGAAACCGGACACCTGAGACGACAGGTCTTTCACCTCGTTCTTGTACTGTTCAACCTGTGCGTTATACGCGCCGGTTTTTGCCCAGTACCGCGTGTTGGTGATATCAATGCCGGGGCCGACGTTGCACTTGCTGGTGTAGCTCTCCCCGTCGTGGGTAACAATAGTCAGGCTCTCGTAAGAGCGGTGATTGTCCCATTCAATGGGGTCAGCGAAAATCGGCACATACCGACTGCCCACGTACTGAGACGGGGGGCAAGGCCCGCAAGGCATGGGGGGCCGGGGCGGCATCGGGGGATGAGGGACACAGCCGGGGTCAGGTTTACAACTCATCGTGAAAACTCCTTTCAGTACTTAATAATGAGATGGCCGTACTCGGGTTCGGTGATATCCGTTCCCGTGTCGAAGGTCAGCCAATTCCAATTTGCGGGGATGTAGGCGGCAAAGTGTCCGTCAGTGGTCAGGCCAAACCATACAAAACGCACCATCTCGCACACCATGGCGGGAAGGCTCTTGTCTGCCCATTCCAGAAACTTTCCGTTCTCGAAGTCGCCGCTGTTCAGACGCTCGTTGATACACTTCTGGGCGGTGTTCAGATCGGCAAGAGCCGCGTTCAGCGCGGCCACGTTGCCGCCCTGTGCTTCCTGCCCTTTTGCCAGACCTTCACACAGGCGGGTCAAGCTCTGAATCTGAGCAACCATCCAACGGAGATCGTACATCCCCGGGTCGCCGGGAACCATAGGGCCGGGCTGGTAGGGGTAGCAATCCATACTCAATGCACCTTCCTTTCAATCTGCTTCCGGTACGCGTCGGCCTGAATCGCGGACTGGGTGAAGCTGTTATTCTCCCACCATGCCCACAGGGCGGCGGCGGTCGTCAGGCCAGCAGTGACCCACTGTTCAACGCTTGCGCTGTCAATGGGAAGTGGGCTTTTCCCGCTTGCGCTCAGCAGTTGGTTGGCAAGGGCCAGCGCAAGAACAACGGTTCTTGCAATGGTAGACGGTTCAATCTTGCATTTCATACAAAGTTCTCCTTTCTTTTGTTAAATTCTTCTAAATCGTCGATACGATGATTTGCAACCTCGATCTTTTCTTCCAACACGGGCACGCGGCGGGCAAAATTATTGTGCTCTCGCACCTCGCGCGTCAGCTCGTCCAGCCGGGTCTCGGTGACGGCCTGAGCGCGGCTGTTTGCAATCAGCACGCCAATAAGCGTAACGCCGCCGCTCAAAAGAGCGGCAATGATTTCTGATATCATAATACCACTCCTTTCAGTAAACGTCAAGGCAGAATGTTCTATGAAAACTGTCTGCAATGAAATCATATACGTTGAACAGCACGCTCTCCCGCTCTTCCTTTATCATGGCTTGCGTGGTGGTAACGCCGATATTACCGCCCCTGCTCTCTTCATGGATAACAGAAACGGTCTCTTTCTCTTTTCCGGTCTCCATTCCGTGGGTGGTGTCGGAGTGCGTGCCCGCCTTGGCATCATGGGCGGTTTCCCGTTCACCGGTCTTTCCCTCGGTATGCCCACGGGCGGCGGTGCTCCCCTTGTCCCCGTATTCGCCGGACTGTCTGCCGATCTCGTCAGAATGCCCGGTGGTCAGCTGGGTCTCCTGCCCTGTGGTCTCGGTGTCGCTGGTCTCGTGGGTTTTGCCATCGTCGGTCTCGGTGGACGTGCCAGCGGTATGGCTCCCGGTGGTTTCGTTTTCCGTCCAGTCAATGGCCTTTTGATCTTTTGCCGTGCCCTTTTCATCATAATCCGTGTGCTGGGTGTCGTATGGCTGATAGGTTGCTTCATTTTCAGAAGAGATTTTCCCTTCCACGTCGGTGGTCGCCGTTTTCGTGGTGGTAAGATCGTCCGTCTGGGTCTCGGTATGGGTGGTCAACCGGGTTCCGGCAGTATCCGAAGTGGTTTTCCCGTCTTTCTGCATGTGACTGGTTCCGTCCGTGTCGGAGTGACTGGTTTCATGGGTCTGGCTCTCAGCCGTGCCGGACGTGTCCCCGTGCCGGGCATCGGTTCCGGTGTTCCAGCCGTCGCCGGTGGTGTCCTCATGGTACAACGTGCCGTCAGTGTTCCAGCCGTCTTTACTTCCTGCGTGCTGGGCCTTTTCGGTAATGTCGCCGTGATTCTTCTGGACGTGCTGGGCGGCGGTGTCCTTGTCCCGGGTGGTGGTATCCTTGGTAATAATATGTGCATCGGTGTTCCAGATTGGATTATATTCCAGCTGGGTGGTTCTCAGCAGCTTCTCCCAGATCGGAAGGTTTTCGGTGCTCCAGAGAAACAGCTCGGATTTCATCCAGACCGGGTCAGGGTGGTACAGGGGTGCAAGCCCGTGTTTGCGCCTGATCGCCTGAACCACCATTGTTTTTTCCATCCCCATGGGCACAACCATGTTTGCGAACAAATCACGGTCGAAAAGCAACAGGGATTCAAGATTTGCGCTCGTCAGCTGATTAACCAACATTGCCCTGCACCTCGCTTCCCTCAGTGAAATTGATATCTGGTTCCACCATTTCAAATGTAATGTTCATCTGATACATCCGGTTGACCACTTTCAGCGATTTTTCCAGCGTGATCTTCCAGACCTCGCGGCGGTTGAAGGTCTCCGCGTCTGCGGCCTTGCTCTCAGTTACCACCATCCGCTCCTTTTTGTTGGGCTGGACAGAAACGCCCAGTTCCCGGTAGAAGTCACACAGAATGTTCCTGCGGTACTCCATCAGATCGGGGAGAATGAAGTTCTTGGAAAGATCGCGGTCGATCTGCATAATGGGAAGGGAGTATTCCCCGTCTTTCTGCCCGGCATCCGGGCGGCGAAGATCGGGGTTCACGATGATACCGGTTTCCCCGTTCGCCAGCTTTTGGAAGAGTGCTTCCAAACTGCGCTTCTGTTTGTCGTCCTTGGCAAAAGCGCCGTATGCAAAACGGGCGTTCAGGGCGCTTTGCCGGATTGCAACCTCGGCGTTTTGCATCTCCACGGCATACTTTTCAATGATATCCCATACCCCGCGATAGTCGGGGGTCAGCTTTATCACGCCGCATTCTGTGCCGATCTCAAGCGGGCGCGGGAAATTAAAGAACGGGGTGGAAATCTGCATTCCGCGCGGCTGGAATTGCAGACCGTAGCCGGCGGGGAATCCGGGCTGTGTAACAATGCCGTACTTTCTGCTCTTGAAAACCACACAGTACCCCATTCGGAACAGCTGGTACAAAAACGCATCGTAGTCCCATTCGATCTGACCAACTGCCGCCTTGGGAAGTCCGTCAAACTTGACCATGCCGCGCAACCTCTGGAAAAAAGATCGTTCCCAATATCCCAGAGCGTCAGTTGAAAAACTCGCGCCTTGGAACAGAGGGAACGGCATACCGCCGTCATAATGCCCATCATAACACTGATACATTATTTACACCTCTCATTCAATGAAAACACCGGAATCCATAGCGGCGTTAATGTAAGAAATTTCGTCCGGTTTTGCGTTCAGCGGAGCACAGGAGAAACCCCGGGTCTTGCAATATCCCTGAACGGGCTTTGCAACTTTCATCACAGGATATCCGTACACCTTTTGGAATCCTGCGTCGTCCACCGGGGGATAATACAACAGGGTCAACTTTGCTTCCAACGGCAATTGCACCTGAGACGCGCCGCCCATTGTGCCCGCTGTGCAGTTGATGGGGGATACCGTTTGCTGTACGCCCTGCGCAACCTGTGCCGCGCCCTGCGCGGCCTGAGATACGCCGCCTGTGAATCCTGCCACGGTGGACAGCAGACCGCCGCCGAAGTTCATAGCGCCTGTGATCGTATTGACTGCACCGGTCAGCGCTCGAACGGGGTCAATGTTGCTTGTGCCTATTCCGTAAGGGCTGGCTATGCTGGTACTTCCTGCGTATATGGTATAATCCCCTGCGCGGACAAGGGTGGTTACACTGCCGTCCACGAAACACACAGACCAGTCAATATCAATGTTCGCGGCGGTGTTGCACTGGTCAACGGGAACTGCCAGCGTTCCGATAAAGGGTACGTAAAGCTGAATCTGACAATTCATTCTCTTCCAGTCGTCTGCGGGCCACGGTATTGCTATCGTGGTATGGATACTCCGGGAACTGGACGGTGTAACTTGCTGTGCGAAAACGGTAGTGTTGAACTGTCCCAATGTGATCTCGGTTTGTCTGCCCGCGCCGTAACGGGAGAGGTTAATTGGAATCCAGATACAGGAGCGGACGCATTCCAGAGCGTTTCCGCCGAATAACAGCTTGTTCATAAACTCAGGCAATGCCAACTCCCATCGTACCATTGGTTTTGTGAGGGTTTCCCACGTCAGGGAGACAGCGGTGAGCAGACTGCCCAATTTGGCCGCGCTCATTGCATAAGCGTGCAAACCGGACTTGCCCACACAGGACAAAACGTAAGTACCACCGGACGCGTCGATATTTCCGTCCGTGATATCTGCGGACGCGGTAGAGATTTTGGGGGCCATTCCCACAGCCTGCCGCGTGTCCTGAAGCCTGAAGGTTGCGCCGCTGGAATCCTGATTGAATCCGTATTCAATGAATGCGTCGGTTTTAAGGATAGTATCCCGATAGGTTGCCAGCGGGTCAAGCTCCAACGAAAATTCCCAGATGTTCGCGGTTCCCCTGCGAATGCTGATATCTCTAATCCAGTAAAACGACGCGGTTTCCTCGCAATGGCAATAATTCCACTGGGGACTGATGTTGATACTGTTCAGAGTAACGTAAATGCTCGGGCGCTCCATGCTGGTGGTTTGCTTGAAATCCACTCTTTCCAGATCGGGCAGTTTGTCATACTCAAACGCCTTTGTTGAATTGACACGCTTTTCAATGTTTCCGAAGTGGAAATGATATCCGTGTTCAACGCTGGGTTCGGGGACTGCGCCGTTAAAATTACCTCGTGCCATTATATTACCATCCTTTCCATTAAAAGTAAAGGCCCGGCCTTTTACGGTCGGGCCTTTGCGGCTGTTTACGGTTCGTCGTTCATAAAGAAGAGGATCGCGTTTTCGGTCGGGTCCTGCATATAGTTCATCTTCCAATGATGCTCAGTGTTGTAATACTCGCCTTTCGTGTTGAAGGGGGTCGTGTAAACACTGTCCTGCATGTAGACGGTAGCAAGGGCGCGGCGGTCGTACAGCAGACCAACAACATAGTCGAGCTTGACTTCCGTGCCGGTCTCCTGCTTGGCGGTGTCAACGTTGAACTGAGCGGGAATCACGTCAACCGCCGCCTTGTCGTTGATGTTCTGCCAGAAGTTCACGCCCTCGAAACTGCCAAACGACAGGTAGCCGGGGCCGAAAATCGCGGGGTAAACCCACGACTTTGCATCATTGATAAGCGGCTGATACAGAAGCAGTTTCTGTTCACTCTTGGGAGTGTGCCGGAGCAGTGTCAGCGGGTCGCCGTTGTCGTCGGTGCACGCTGGGGTCAGGTGGTACAGATCGGTGCTCTCTTCCAGAAGAGCCGTCTGAGTCTGAAGAAACGACACAAAGAAGGAAAGAAACTCCTGCAAATGGGTTGTCAGCAGATCGTGGGTGGTGTAGGCTGTGCCGCGTGCCGCGTTAAACTCCTTGGTGAGGTTGACTTTCTGCCCGGCTTTGCCTGTGTTGTACAGGGAGCCGATAAAGTTCATCACGACAGCGCGATTCTCGGCGGTTTTCCACCGAGCAATGTCGTTTGCAATTTCCGTTGCGATACCGGCCAGAAATGCGGAAAACTCGTTTTCGCTGGTAAAGGCGGTGGTGAGCTGGGTCTTGAACGTGGTGTAGGTCTGGTCAAGCGTGCACTGACCGGTATACCACATTTCCAGTGGATAGCGCTTGGAAATCTTGTACATGTCCACGCTCTGCCCGTCTCTCAGGGTGCTGGGGTTCTGGGCGGTGTTGATGAACTTGGTTTCGTCAAACTTGCCACTGAAAAACGCGATTTTGCGGATGAACAGGCCCCACTCCTGAGAAGAAACCTCAACGCTGGTAAAGCGGCCACTGTACGCACGGGTCGTGATGATCGTTCGTGCAACCATGTTCGCAAGGGCCTGAAGCGTGCCTTCCTTGCTCTGGTTCAAACACATCTGGCCAACGTTGATAAAAGAGGAAGTATCAACTGCGCTGATCGCCGGGGTCTGACCGGTGACTTCCTTTACCAGCTGGTTTGCAATGGTATAAATGTCGGTCGGCCTGAAAACTCCCATACCGGCCTTTGCGGGCATATTCGGATTTGCCATTTGTGTCACTCTCCTTTACGAATTGGCGGGCGCGCCCTCTGCCGGTTTGGGAAGAACTGCGGCCCTGATAATATCGTCCACGCTGGTAACGGTGGGCGGGTTGCCTACCGTGCCAGCGTTGGGAACACTCAGTGCGTCGATCTTTGCCGCCAGCGCCGCCAGCAGTGCGGCGTAGTCGGGAACAGCCGGAGCGGGAGACGGAGCCGGGGCGGGCGGCGTGGTGATCGGTGCGGGTGCGGGAATAGGCGCGGGAGACGGCGCGGGCGGCGTTGCCGGGGGTGCGTTCTGGTCTGTGCCCAGATTCATTAAGGCGGCAATGTCGTTTTTGCTGAATCCTGCGTTGGCAAGGGCGATAACGTCGTTAATACTGAGTGCCATATCAATAACTTCCTTTCCATCTTGATTTGTTGGTTCTAACGTCCACATGGGTAAACGTGTGATATACGCCGATACCGCCAGAAGCGCCCAAATAGCACTCTGCTATCTCTGCGATTCTGGACGGTGTCACACCCTCAACCCAGATATCAGCCGCCATGCCGTTACAGTGCTGAGATCGGGGGGAAGCGTTTCTGAGAGTGGCATTGTATTCCTTGCTTCTGTATCCGCTGTTAATGTGCACCGGTTTACCGGTAAAATTTCGGATGTTTTCAAGCAAGGTCAAAAGCCGCTCGTCAACCTTTACAATATCGCTGGGGTCGTGCCGGGAGTGAAATTCCCGGACACGGAAATGGGGGGACAGCCGTTTCTCTGCGGCATAATTGTATGAAAAAGTAAGCATTGCCTTACTCCTTTCTGATAAAAGCGGACCCGTGCAAGCAAAGAATGCAACCCCACGCCCTTCCGGGGCGCTTTGCTTTTGGGGTGGCCCGCAAGACAAATATACATCAATTATTCTTTAATGTCAAGATATTCTCGTATCTTAATCAGCGTGGGAACGTCTGAACACCAAACCTGACCCAAAACAAGCATCAGCTGGAAATAGGGGTGCGCCAGCTTGAACGCCTGTTTGCCAGCTTGATTATCTGGGTACACCTCGCGCGATTGGTGCGGGGACGTGCACAAATAATAGTGGTTATCATCGTACCGGTAGCAATACAGGCCAGCAATGGAAAATTCCGGACGCATACCACGGAGCGGCATGGGACGAACTGCGGACAGATCGTTATAGCTAAACTCATTCTCCATTGCCATTTTATAAAATTTGCTGTTCTTGTTCCGGGCCATGTGACGCATAAACGCGGTTTGACTGCGCTTTGTACTGACCTGCTGAGACTTAGGAAGGGCGATAAAAACGCCGGTGTCTGTGATCGTCCATTCTCTGCCGGTTCTCGCCAGCTTTGCAATCTCGTCCACCACACCCAGTTCAACCAGAATGGGAGATGTGATATCAAAAGCATTTGCCAACAACCACAGTTTCAAAGGCGGTTGGCCCTGAAGTTCCCTGTTCCCGTTGATAGTCACATAGGCATTCAACAGCGCGTCGCCCTCGGCCTTGCGCTTGACCACGATCTTCTCGGGGATAAACTCGTCAAAAACAACCTCTTGAAATGCACTGCCGTTGAAACCTCTGATATTTGCAATGCTGGAAAGCGTCATACCAACGGCATATTTTTCCCGACAGCTTGTGATTTTGCCGTCCTCGTCGGTGTCAAATTTGCCGATAGTGTAAGTCACTTTGCCAGTTTTTGCAATATCCGCGTCAAGTCCTTCCTTCTGAAGCGGGAGAAACGGGTTCAATTCCGGGTCGCTGGTGATGGCATCAAATTCCACGGCTGTTCTGCGGAGATACAGAAAATGAATCTTGCTCTCCAACTCGTGCTTCAAAACGCCGTAGGTTTTGCCCACTTGGCGCTTTCCGATGATGATATAGCACCATGCCTGTATACCAGAAACGGCTGGAATGTTAATCCAGCCGTCTTTTGTGTACAGGTCAAGCGCCATATTTTTACAGCGCTTACTCATATTTTATACCTCGAATCTGCTCTTATAATCCGTCTTTTCGCCCTGCGCCGTTGCGTGCGCTGCCACCGCGCTGATAACGCGCTGTTCGTCCTTCTCAGAAAGGTACACGCGGTACAGATCGTAGTACTGTCCATCCAGACCCTTGCTCTGCGGCATAGCGATAAACTCGCCGTTCTTGCCGTCAACCACCTTCAGGTTAAAGAAGATAGCACCGGGCACGTTCAGGGTGAACACACAAATCCGATCGGAAATTAAGTGACAAGCCTGAACGGTTGCACCTTCAATGGACAGATAGGATTTGACGGTCTCGGGGGCGGCGTTATGGTTGGACTTGTTAAACATAATACATTATCCTTTTATTACTTGGTAGTGTTGGTCTTGATATCGGTCAGCAGACCGATAATTTGCGCGTTCTGCTCGGCCAGTGTGTCCAGCTTGTTGTTAATGTCCTGCATGGTATTAACCTCTCAGAAAATCCAACGGAGCAAAAATTGCTTGCCCACAGAATCCGCGTTGGTCGGATAGAGCGCGGTCGGGGACTGGTTTGTGAAGATCGAAGCAATGTGATGCTTCTGTGCTTCCAGCTCTGCCGCCTGTTGCTCCATGGTTTTACCACCATGACAACAGGAATTCCACTGTGGCGCATACGGAAAACCAAACCGGGCGCTATGCTCAAACTGCGTAGCACTGAGCGGGTCAAGACTGCCCAGACCGTCAACGACGTTCAGAAGGTTTCCGTCCTTATCATAGATAAGGCCGTAAATGTTCTGTGCCGCGTCCTCATAAATCAGGGTATGATTGACCTTGGTAGTGCTTGCGCACGAAACCGGACAGGTGCAAGGGTTCTGATCTACCATTTCGTTCACCTCTCTCTCTCTCTTGTTCTGTCTATAATGTATCATAATTTCAGATGTAAATTGTTACAAAACCATGAACGCCGTAAAGAATACAACAGCGCTTTTCTGTCCTGAAGTGCTTTACTACACTGAAGTACTTTACTACACTGAAGTGCTTTGCGTGAACTAACCCACTAACCTAGGGGGAAAAGGGTACTTCATTACAGTGATGTGTATACTTTA